TGCTTGCCCTTCCCGCCGGGCTTCTTGCCGCCAGCGGCGGACTTGGCGCCGGGCGTGGCGTCGTCATCGGGCTTGTCCTGGTCGTCCTGATCCGCGTCGTCCTTGTCGTCATCGTCCTGGCCTGGCGGTGGCGGGACCGGCAGCATGCCGCTTCCGCCACCGGCCGCAGCCTGCACGAGCGCGGCGGACAGTGCCTTCAGGTCGGACGTCAGGACCATGTTCTGGCGGTTGACGATGAACGCATCGTCGCCACCCTTGACCGGAGGCTCCCCGATTTCCGTTCTATACCTATTTACGGTATAGGCGGCGTCGCGCAGGCGCATGTCGCGGATCTGCTCGATCACCATCGAGTCGCGGTAGTCCACGTCGCCAAATCGTGAATGCCAGTCCTCAACGCCGAACCCGTTCTTCGCGATATGGAAGTTCAGCTTCTCCAGCACAATCTCCGCGAGCGGCTGGCAGGTATTCAGCTGCATTGTGTTGTGCGTCGGGATCATCGCTTCGCCGGCGAGGTACATGGAGTTCGGCGAGTCCACCGTGATGCAGCGCATCGGCCGGTCATCGATCTTGATTGCGCGCGTGATGAACCGGTGGAACAGCCGCGCACCCGCCCCTGTCTTCGTGTTCCACAGCGCAGCCTTGCGCGCCAGCCGGAAGACCTGGATCGTCGGGCAGAACGTGACGGTGTAACTGGGCCCGTAGTCGATGCCGTTCGCTGGACCGCTCTTGCTGCCCTTGACCCCGACTGCGGGCGAGCGGCCCTTGGTCTTGACCGGCTTCTGGCCGAGCGAGCGGGCGAGTTCCACCACGGCGTCAGCAAGACGCTCGTTGGTGTTGCGGAAGACAACCTGCTGGCCGGCACTGTGGAAGCCGCCATCGGTGTCCATAAGGCCCTGCAGCAGGGCGAGCCGCTGTGCGGCCGAAGCGCGCAGGTACCGCTCAGGGACGTGCTTGTTACGCTGCAGGTCCATTGTGCGCAACTGCGTGATGAGGCCGATAACGCCATACAGGCCGGTGCAGGGGCGCCGCGCTCCCGGTCGCTCGCGTACCTGATACCCGGCTGAGCGAATCTCATCAACGATCTGCTCTTCGCCGGTCGCGACCGTGATGGAACTGTCGTTGGCGGTACCGTCACCGAGCCACGCACCGAGCGTGTACGGGTCAACCGGCAGGTCGGCATCCGGCATCTGCAGTGCGCCGGGCAGCGGGATCGAGTGGTTGCCGCTGAAGGCGCCGTTCCGCCGTGTCAGCGTCTGCAGCACCTCGGCGGTGCGGCGGACCTCGGGCCCGCGCCCGCGGCGCGAGCGCCACACTGGCCAGTTGTCCGGTACCGAGTTGCTGTCGGTGTACAGGCACCGGCCGTGGGCCTTGCGGTCCTCCTCGGTCCAGGTGACCCACAGGTGGTCTTCGTCGCAGTCAATGTGCGTGCCGTCAGAGAACTCCAGCCGCCATGCACTCGCGTCGGGCACCTCGTAGGTTCCGGTGACCTTGCAGGGGCGTCCTGCCTCGTCAAAGACGGTGTCTCCGATAGCCAGTTCGCCCATGGTGGTCCAGCCGGATGGCGTGGGGATCATAGTTCCCAAATCTAGGGCCCTATGCTGAGAATCCCCGGTTCCCCCGCCCAGGTTGCCCGACTCAATGACCATGGCCTCGGCGGGCGGGACGCCGTACTCGGCCAGGATCTCGTCACGGGCCGATTCCTTGGCCGCGAGCACATCGGACAACTTCCCGGTCTGGAACTCGGTCAGCTTCGCCCCGCCGCGGGTGATCCACGGCACGCCGATGTTCCGGGCGCCGAGGTTCTGCGCGGCGGCCTGGTTGCGCCACTTCTCAAGCTCGGTCTCGCTCTTGCCGGACGGGAAGTCGGCGTGCAGCGCAGGCGGCAGGCCCTTGCGCAGCATTTCCTTCTCGGTCGCCGCGGCAAAAAGCCAGATCGTGATCGGCGTCATCGCCGCGTGCGTCGGGGAGACGCCGAACACGCCGGGGCGCGCACTGTCCAGGCTGAAGTGGATGACTTCCTTCGGCTCGAACTCGGCGCGCTTGCCGTAGTCGGTGACCTGGACGTATTTCGACACCTGGCCGTGCTCGTCGGCGACAGGTGTCGTGGTCGGGCAGTCCAGGTTGTACAGCGCGACCGGCTGATTGCCGGACCAGACGACCTCGAGGTAGGCGTCACCGAACACCAGCAGGTCGGCAATGAGATTTCTCAACAATTGCCTAATGTCCTGCGTGGGATTACAGAAGCCGTAGAACCGCTCCAGCGCTACGACGGCCGGGGGCTTGTCGGGGGCTTTCTGGTCGCCTTCGTTGTCGTCGCTGTCCCAGTCGCTGACCAGGCCGCCGGCGGTGATGGTGCGGGCAATGACCTGCACGCACGTCCACGACCACGGGCAGGTCAGGTAGGCCTGCCACAGTTCCTGCAGGGTGGACTTGCGGTCAGTGCCGGTCGCCTCACCCATCGAGGCGTACGTCTCGTTGACCGGCCCGGACGGCAGGAACCCGGTGCGCTCGGGAAGCGTGGTGCGGATCGCCGGGGCGCGGTTCTTCGCTACCTCGGTGATGCCCTCACGGTCACGGCGCAGCGAGGGAAGGAAGCGCACTCGTCCTCCCGGAAGCTACCGGCCAGTACGAGTGGTGACCTGCACAGACTCGGGAAGATGTCAGGACATGCGCTAGGCCCCGAACGGGGAGCGCTGCACCGTGCCGGATCGCGGGTCGCGCTCACGGGCCAGCGGCTGCTCCCACGGGGCGTGCTGGCCGTAGTCGGTCCGCAGCGCCCAGGTGCCCTTGAGTTCCAGCACCTCGGCGCCGATGCCCTCCGCTGGCAGGCCGCTCATGACGGGGAAGTCGGGTCCGCCGCCGATGTTGATCAGGAGGTACCTCAGGCTGTCCGCAGCATGGTCGTCAGCGGTGGTGTCGGCATCTTCCGGGTCACCCGTGGTGGCGTGCGGGAGGTCGGCCAGTTCGCGGAACAGGTTCTCGCACGTGCTGAAGATGTGCAGGTTCGGGCAGGTCGTCAGGCCCTGTGCGCGATGGTGCGGGCACGCAGGTGCGTCGGCCAGGTAGGAGTGGACGCGCTGCCAGCCCGCGATCCGCGACCCGGAGCCCTTGCCCGCCTTCGTCAGGTAGACGCCGTTGTCGGCGTAAGTCTCCGCGATCGGCTTGGCGTCGCCCAGCACGGCCCACATGCTGTCATCCGCGTATCTGGCTGCAACGTTCTCGTCCGCCTGCTCAGCGGCGAGGATCGCCTTCGCCTGGTCCGCTTCGCCAACCTGCGTGCGGTAGATCTCCCGGTAGACCCACACACGCGAATCCGGGTCCACTGCCGCCCACAGCACGGCCCACGGCTTGGCGTAGCCCCAGTCGATCCCGTTGACCCGCTGCCAGGAATCCGGCAGCGCGATCGGCGCGATGACGTGCCGGTCGCGGCTGAGCTCGCCGAACATCGCGCCAGCGAAGATGTCCCAGTTGCCGTCAAGGAACGCTGTCCGGAGCTTCTCCGGGAGCCCTTTCAGGTCAGCAGCGTATTCGGGGTTGACGTGCGGGTTATCAGCCAGCCGGGAAGGGATGAACCGGACAGTCCGGCCGCGCTCGTCGGAATAGACACGCTCGCCATATGCCGTGGGCTTGATGTACCGGCCCTTCACGGCACCATGGCCAGGGCCGCCCGGGTTGGCGCTGGACCTGATGCCGAGCACCGGCACTTCCGCGCGTCCTGACCGCAGCCGCGACTCAAGGAAGGCCACCACGTCCGGCGGCGTCAGCGTCCGCTCATCGAACACGAGCATCTGGTACTGGCCGCCCTGGCGCCGGGTGGCGTCCTTGATGCTCTCGGCGTAACGGAACATGATCACCGAGCCGGACGGGAAGCGCAGTTCGTACTCGCTGCCGTTCCAGATGGCACCCAGGCCGGCGGCATACCCGCGCTGAGCCAGTTCGGCGAGAAGCGACTCCCGCAGTTCGCCGAAGGTGCGCCGGAACGCGCCCACGCGGATGCCCGGGTACTGCACGCAAGCCCGGATGGCGTGGGCGAGCAGCGCGACAGTCTTCCCGCCGCCCAGCGCGCCCCCGAACAGCACGTCGAACTCGGTAGCCGCATGGAACTCGGCCTGCCGCGGCGTGGGCACATAGTCCAGGGCCGCGAAGATCTCCGGTGCCGCTGGCGGGTCCCACCACGCCGCCGCCGCTTCCAGCCACGCCACGGACAACGGGTGCTCCCTAGTTCAGCGCTCCCGCCGCGGCCCGGCGCAGTTCCTCGGGAACCACCACCGGCACCAGCGCCGACTGCGCCGCCGACAGCTCCAGCCGTCCCAGGATGCGCCGGATCACCTCAGCCACGACAGCGCCCTGCGCCTCAGCGAGCCGTACGTACCGCTCCTCGATGCCCACCGAGATCGCGGCCTTGCACACGTCCACCAGGTGCTTGCGCTCCCGGTAGTACAGCTCCAGCCACACGTTCACCGCAGCGGCCTCGGTCGTGTCCGTGCCCTGGTACTCGGTCGCCTGCTTGTCCACAACTTCCCGCGTGCCCCACGTCAGCGCATCGGGTGCCAGCTGCGACACGCGCTCCCGCAGCCACGCCACGTGGCCCGCCGTGAAGCGGACCTCTTCCAGAAGCGCGTCGGTAGGGGAGATGTCCCGCGGCAGGCCGTAGGTGGCGACAGCCTTCTCGGCCATGGCCTCGGCGATGACGTCCTTAGCCCTCTTGCCCAGGTGCATGCGGCACTTGTCGGAGCCGCGCACCAGGTGATGGCTGTGACACGGCGAGCCGCCCTTGCGCGGGCTGACACACTCCCGCCGCTGATGCTCGTCGCACCAGCGGCCCCGCTCAGCCGGTTGCATGCGGGACGCTTCCCGCCCAGGTTCGCATGGGGAGACCGCTTAGCCTGCGTCGTCCTGCACATCGGTCCCGCAGCACTGGCACTGGGAAGAAGT